TGGTCTAAAGAAAAAAAATTAACAAAGCAACAACAAAGATTATTAGATTATTTGTATGAACACAAAACTATTAATCCATTACAGTCTTGGCAAAAGCTCGGCATTTATAGATTAAGTGCTGTTAAATATGATTTAGTAAAAGCTGGGTACAATATTGAAACTAACAGAAAAAGTGTTAATAATAGATTTGGAGAAAAGTGTAGTTTTGCTGAATATAAATTAGAAAGGGCATCTTAGATGCCCATTTCTTTACTTGTTCATAACATACATTGTTACTTCAAAGCCAAAACGCATTTCTGTTGCAGCTGGTGTTGTCCACATAATAGTTCCTTATTTATAATTAATAAAATGTAACTTTTATAATTGTATCAAGAAACAAGATGTCAAATACATTAAAGGAGTATAAGTAAAATGCTTAAATGGATTCAAAATATTATTACAAAAGGGTTAGTGGTTTATATACTTACGCTTGTTGTTTGTTTTAAAATATGGGATATTTATGTAATATATAATACTAATCATTTGAATTATGTTTGTAACGCTAAAGGCCAATTGTTTGAAAGTGCTACACCAAACAGTAAAGTGTTTGTAAAAAAGCAACATGAAACTTGTATAAATGGAGAAAATTTATGACTGATTATTTAGTAAACCCAAAGCATTATAAATCATCTAAAGGTTTAGAGTGCATAGATTGCATTGAGGGAATGGTTGAAGATTTAGTTGGAGTAGAAGCAACTGATACAGGAAACATTATAAAATATTTGTGGCGTTGGAAAAACAAAGATGGCGTTAATGACCTTAAAAAAGCACAATGGTATTTAGATCATTTAATTGCCCATGTTGAAAATGATGTAGAAACATTAAAAACTATGGAAGAAATTTTAATTGATAAACATTTAGACGAACTGCATGACGAAGATTGATTTAAGAAAACCTCATTTGTGCCATGTGTGTAAAAAAAAGGAAGGTAAGTTTTATTTTAAAAAATGGTACTGTGGGCATGACAAATATTTAATTGGAGTATGTAATGACAAAAGGGAAAGAGGTCCTAAAGAAAAATAAGGAAGAATGGAAAGAACATAAATGGATTTTTGAAGGCTATCATTACAGTATAATTTATAACAAAGATAGTTTTCATATCATTCATGAATCTAGTGGCAGGGTAATTACAAAGGGAGATTTTAAATGAAATACCAAACCTTAAAAGAACAATCTAATTTGCATTGGTATACATTTAATGATGGAACTAAAATTCAAATAAAAGAATTATCTAATATGGTAGAAAAATTATTTGATAAAGAAAGATTAACTACAACAGAAGTTTGTGAAAAAATTAATATGAACAAAGATTCTGTTACTCATGTAATAAGAAGGCTTTTATCTAAATCAATATTGACTAGACAATGTGGTGGCAAAAATAAACAAACAGTTTATTACAAAGAACCTATATGTTTATTAGCTGAACTATACCACCCAAAATCTTCTTTAAAATTTAAAGTATTAAAAAAGACTACACGCAAAGTTGAAGATAGTTTAAATGTTAGCCATCCTATTTCTACATCAAATCATAGAAATTCTTTTGTTGTTTATGATTCTGGAAACGAATGAGGATCAGCAGATTAAATGATATTATTTATGACTGGGTTCGTTGGCACAAGGTAGATAATCATAAGCTAGGCTATCCTAGTAAAGTAAGTTATCTATCAACTGGTGGTTATTCTGCTAATGTTTTTGATGATATGGTTAATGCAGCAGATACACAAAATGTTAAAACGCTTGATGCAATAATTGATTCTTTGCCTAAAGATCAAAGACAAGCTATTTATGCTAGATACCTAAATGAAAAAAAACCTATTTTTTATGAAGTAAAATTAAATGATGCAATGGATAATCTCTTAACTATAGCTAGTCGTAGAATTGGTGCTTAATATATATTTAAAATAATTTGTAAAAAGTCTTGTTTTTATAGTATACTTCTTGTGTAAGATAATTTAAACAAAGGAGAATTAAAATGAAAGAAACTATATTATGGACAGTAATAGAAACAAATGAGATAGGTGATACTAGATTAATGTGGACTTTTGATGATGAGAAACAAGCTAATAATTATGTTACTCAATTAGAAAATGAAGAAGAAAAGTTACAACAAATTGCACCTAATGCACCTGTTTATTATGCTGTTGTAAAAAATAAAGCATACTTAAATAACTTCGTTCACATAACAGATCAGCAAGAAGCTGTAAGAAATGTTCGTAAAACTCTTGATAAAATAATACTCACAGGAGAAGATAAATTGGTTAGTTTAAAAATAATTAATAAAGGAGATAGAAATGGCTAAATATGCAAATAAAGATTATGGACTGTTTAGAATTGGTAAGAAAGTTCACAAAATTACTAAACGAGTAGCTGAAAAATATAATGACTTTGGACATTATAAAAAGTCTGGCTACAAAAACCCTGACCCATGCTACATGACTGCTATGAATAGCAGAGTTTACAAACTAACAGGTATTGTAAATTTTGCTTGGATGAATGGTGGTAAAGAATATGATTACTATTTAGCAGAAGGTAACTTCTGGGATTAATAATTGATGTTATAATAAATATATAAAGGAGATGTTATGAATGTAGAAGCAGCAGCAATATGGGTAATAGTTCTATATGTACTAGGAGAAAGATTTGTTAGATTGGTATTGCCTAAATTAAACTTACTTTAATATCCATATATTATATCGCCAACTGTTTCACCTATAGTTGGCTTTATAACTAAAGGGTCAGTTCTTCCATTTAGCATTTTTGTATAAATATCTTGATCAATTTTATTATTTTTTTTTGCTTCCATTAATATATCTATAAACTTATTTTCAAGAATTTCAGGCTTTATTGGTTTAGGAAGTTTATTTAATGATGATATTTTAGGAGTTTTATTATTATTATCAACAATTTTAATATTAACTAAATCATTATTTTTATAATGTTTTTTTAATTTTTTAATTGTTTTTAAAGAGTCTGTGTGAGTTCTTTTTGCTTCATCAATGTTTACAATTCTGCCACTACCAAATTCTTTTACTTGTTGTGAAGTTCTTTTTATAATATTTTTAAAAGAATCTATTGGACTTTTGTTTACATAAAAAATATCTACAGGTGTTTTGCCAGTATGAGATTTTATAGCATTGTCAATTTGATTTATTGCTTTTGGATAATTAGATAAAGTTGTATCACGAATTACTTTAGAAGAAGGGTCAATTAATTTTGTTAAACTGCTTGTTTTTCCAGAACCAGCTCCACCACCAGTAAATGTAACCTTATCACTAATTCCTTTTGGAATAGGGTTTTTTAATAATTCGTTAAAAAGACGAGAGCTAAAATTACTAGCTCCTTGATGTACATCACCAGATCTATAACGATTTCCTCCTAAACCAAGCATCCTTTCTAAAATACTACCAGAGTTATATTCTGGCATTAGCTCTCTTGCTATGTCTGTATCTATTCTTCTACCATCTAAAGTGCCTGGTAAATTTTTATAATTCATTTCTAATGGAACAAAGTTATTATCTATTCTATTGTTAAAAAGTAAGTCTTGATCTAATTTGTTATAATTTTTAGGAATAAAATTTGATTTCTTGTTTGCAATAGTTGCAGCTGATGAAAGTCCTTTAACACCAGCTAAAAAAGGAGTAACACCAAGCAAACCTAAATCTACTAAATTTTCTGTTTTTGGTTTGTAACCATAAGCCATACTTTCTAAAGCATCCCCACCACTACCTATTAATAACTCACCTATAAAACCATTTCCTGTGTTGTAAAAATCTCTAGTTTTAGACAAAGCATCTGCTCCAATCTTTAATGCTCGATTAGGTATATGCTCCCTAATTTCTGGAATAATTGGTCGACCCATATCGTCATAATTATAATTAGGATTAGTTTCTCTTACAGGCATTTTTAATTGCAAACCAGAAGTTTGTTGTTCTATTATTTTTTGTAGTTTTTCTAGTGTCATAATATTCTTTTATTTACTAAATGGTTGAAGGTTCAGATCGTATTTTACATTTTTTGCCAAAACTAAAGGACCAATTTGTATAACTTCATCTGCTTCAGTTACTGGTATACCTTTTATTTTATCCATAAAATGACCTGATTTTGTTGGATTAAAAGCAACTTGTACCCATTCAGGATTGTCCATATATTTTACTGCTAATTCTCTTATATTTTCTGGTGAGTTTGCTTTCCAATACCCATCCATTACAGCAAATGGACTTTTTTGACCACCTTCTGCTATTTTTAATGATTTTTGTGCCGAGCCTTTAAGTTTTACTTTATCTTTACCTTTGCCTATTAAGTGTGCTGCTTGTCCATAAACAGTTGTATCTTTACCTGCCTTTGTAGCACCTCTTATACTAGCTGACCATACATTATATATATCGTAAGCATCAATATCTAATCTTGATGTTATCTTTGTTCCATCATCAATACTTGCACCTAATCCTAAAATAGCTCTACCACCTTTTACTTGTCCTTTTATTGCTTCTTCAGAAGGTAACTTTGAGTGTTTTAATGCTTTTCCAATATCAAATACATTTGTTAGTTCAGGCACTTCTTTAAAATAAGTAAAAGGATAAAGTTTATTTTGTTTAGCGTAATATTCAGAATTTGTAATTTTTCTATCTAATAATGCGTTTCTTTCTTTAATTATTTTATCAGGAATTGATCTACTACTTATTCTTTGTGGTTTTGGTATTTCATTAGCTTGTTTAAATGCCATAACTGCTTCTGGAGAAAATTGAGAAAAACTTTTATTTCCTATATTGATTGAACCCAATAATCCTCCTATTTTTGATACAGGATTTATTAAATCTAATGCTCCTTCTGGTGTTTGCAGCAATGAAAGTTGTTGTTCTAAATTTCTAGTTACTGATGGAATAATATTTTGTGGTTCATTACGCAATAATGTAGCAAATGGCGTGTCAGATTGTTTGTAATTTTGATAGCCTTGTTGTAATAAATCTAGTAGTCCCATTATTTATTTTTCCATATTAGTCGTAGCCAAGTTTTTAACCCCTCAACCCTGTCTTTATTTTTTAATCTGTTTAGCCATTCCCTACGCTTTTCTATAGGTTTTCTGGACAAATCTAATGCTTCGCAGTACAGCATATATTCTTTGCTCCAAGTATCTGTTTTTGTGCCGTCTGGAAGTGTCACAGGCTTCATGTTGCGTTCTTTAATTGTTTCTGTTGTGAATAGGTCTTGGTTAGTCATCAAGGTCTTGTACATTCATATACGCACTATCTATTATTAATTCAACGCTGCTACCATCATCTAAATGTATTACCATAGTATCTTCGCCATGCACTATATCAACATTATCAATAGTCTTGTCTAACATATGCAAAGCTATTAATTGTATGTCCATTTCCATTTTCCTTATATGGGTATAGTTGAGTCTGACTTTATTTTTTCTATAGGTTTTTTTCCTTTTGACCACTTGTGGCATTGCACACATTGGTATCTTTGGTATTTGTTTGTCAGAGATATTTGTACTCCTCGTTTTTGTAAATGGAAACTGCCACAATTAGGGCAACACATATCTTCTGTTTCTAGGTTGTGATTAGGATGTATTTTTATCCAACCTTGTAATTTTTTATATAATTTTTCAGTTAATTTAACATCTTGAATATTGTATTTTTTCATTATCTTCCAAGATTTTGGGTCTTTTGAAAGACATTTTAACCACAGATCAAAGCCTGAATGTTTTTGCTTCATTCCAATTCCAAGCTCCTGACTAATATAATCAAGTTTATTACTGGCAAATTTAAAATTTTGTCTAGCAGTATTTAATAAATCTATATCTTTGTATGGACTAGGTAAATCAAAACCTAACAATAAAAATTCTTTATTCAAAATTGGCATATCAAATCTTTTGCCATTGTAAGTAATAATAGCATCAGCTTCATCTACTAACTTGTGTATTTCTTTAATCATCTTACTAGGAGTTGTGTCGTATATGCTAGAAAAATAAACTTTCTTTTTATCTAGCCATTTAGCTGCCCAACACATAACTGTAGATGGCTCTACAATTTGATTTATGCTAATGTTTTGTTGAAACAAACCAAAAGTCCAAACTAAATTTGGCGAAGTTTCTATATCTAATATAAGTATTTTCATACTAATTAGAGTATATCATTGCACCTTCTTTATTGATAACTAAAGCCTGTCTGCGAGGTGTTTTTTCATCTTCGCAAAAAGAGAGATGCACCCATCTATTAAATTCCAAGATAACTTGGTCATAAGGAATATCGGAATTAATAAGAGCGAATACAATTTCGTTAGGAGTTCCATACTGACGACAAGTAAAGTCTGCAGCCAATCCTTTAATGTGAGAAGATGTTTTTTTACTACCAAGTAATTTATTAAGAGCCAAACAACGATAGCCACTGCTAACATAAATAGGCTTATTATTAAGAAGTTTTCTAACATTTTCTAACTCCATTGCTAGTTTATAAAGATTATCTTTTTCGTTTTCATTAGGTGTATTATCTATACCATGTCTTGCTGCTGTGTCTGAATGAGTTAATTCATCCATACTAAAATTAGGACTTGCCATTATCATTTATTTAAACCATTTTTCTTTTCGTAGCTCCTTAAACCTCCTAAACCTAGCATACCCATTAACACAGGTAACATAGTAGCTGTATCAGCTTGAGGTATTATTACTCCAAAAGGTGCAGCTAATGGTGATATAAGAAAGTTTATAGCAAACCCTGCAACACAAACCCAACCTACTGCTGGTCGCCAACCTGCTTGAAACCATGCACCTTTAGCATCTTCTTTGTTTACTGCTATTTGAGCTAAAGCAATTTCATGTGCTTGTCTTTCTGCAAGTGTAGCTATCTCATGTGCTAGTTTATTTTTAGTGTCTGCATCAGGTATAAACTTGTCTAGCAATGCCGCTACTGGCGATATAAGTGCTGCTAACATTAGTTACTCCATCCATAAATTAAACATAAAATAATAGGTGTAATAGGTAGTGCTGCTAATACAGCAAGAGTAACAATAACTGGCTTACCAAAAAGTTTATTAAAAGATTTTTGTTTGTTATTCATTATTGCATCCAATTTCTAATAACTACAGATATTAAACTTCCAAAAAAAGCAGCACATGAAATAGCAATCCAAAAACCCCCTTTAGATTTATTAGCTAAAGCCAACATTTCTTTCATGTCTTTTTGGAGTTCGTCTTGGCCTTTTTGTAATTGCTCAATCTGCTCTTTCATTTTGCCAAACTCTACTGGGTTAATATCGGTCATTTAATTGCCATACAAATTTTTAATTTCTTTAAAAGGTAGTAAACTATTGTCATAGTTTGCATCACCAACTGTGCCTAAAAGATTTGTTATTAATGGTCTAGTAGCTTTATTGTCTAATAATGCAGATATTGGATTATTTCTGTACTCATTAAATGCTATTCCTAGTCCAGATTTTACTCTTGGCATATCAAAGATACCTGAAAGAACTCCTGCTGCTGCTCCTGCATCACCAGCAATAGCTCTACCACCAGATGATTTTATGCCAGGTCCAATTCCCATAAAATCTCTATTTCCTATTCTATCTGCTCCTCGTATTAAATAAGGCTCTAAATTTAACAAATCACTTAATTCTTTATTTAATGGAGATATTTCTGGTATTGCGTCTGCAATGCCTTCTTTTGCACTTTTGCGTAAATTTTTAAATAATTTTTCTTCTGTTGGAGTTCCTCTTAAATTTTTGGATTTCCAATTAATTTTAGAGCTAATATCAATTTTAAATTCTTGCAAATCTTTTGCTGTAACTGTTTTATCTTTTCCTATTTTTTTTATCCATTTTTGAAATTTTTGTTCAATTATTGCAATTTCTTTTAAATCGTCAGCAGCGTCAATTCTAAATCCACCAACATCTTTTTTTAAATCTTGTAAATTTTTAAATATAACATCTGATGGAATACCTTTATCTGCATCAGTTGCTGTATCTATTAATTTATCTACTCTTGCATTTAAACCAGCAACACGACTTTGCAACTTATCTATTCCACTAGAATTAATGCCTAATTTGTTATCTAATGCAGTTTTTACTATAGCCTTTCTTTGATTTTGTGGAAGTGTCATAGATGGCTTTAAAGCACTTTCGTACAAATTAGATGCAACATCTTCACCTGCTCCTAATAATCTAATGCCTTGACCTGCTCCAGTTAATGAAGTATTTAACGCTATATTAAAAGGGTCAATAGAAGCACCGACTTTTGCTACATCACCTGCAACATCAGCAACTTTTCCTAAAGTTTCTGTTTTTGCAAGTTTATTAACTAGACCAACACCTTTTGCTGCGGCAGTTGCTCCACCAGTAATAAACATAGAGGCATCACCCAGCACTGAAGCAGGGTTATTTTGTAGCTCTCTTTTAAAAGCATTTAAACTTCCATATTTATTTGCGTAATATTCACCTATAGCGTTAGCGTATTTAATTTTATCATCACCAGTATAACCAGAAGGGTCTAACTTTTGAACACCACCTATAATAAGATTTAATAAACTTTCGCCTGTTTCCATAGGACTCATAAGTGCAGAACCTATATCTATTGCTTCTTGTTTTAAGCTAGGCAATAAATTTTCCATCATTTTATTTGCTGAAAAATCAATATCTGCATTAGGGTCTACAACATCCTTTTGCATAGGGTTTATTATTGAAAATCTATCTTCTGTGTTGTCTGGAGTTACAGTAACTTCTGGTGCTACAATTCTAAATCTGTCTTTATCTGCCATGTTTTATCCTAGTAATCGTAATTATAATCAAGCCAATTAAATCCTGTAACTTTGCTATCTGTAACCTTTCCATCTTGACTTAAATAAAAAGAACTGCCATCAGCATAAATATTAAATTTTCTTTTTAATTTTTCATCATAACCTTCTGCAATACGAGGAGTATTTTGTCCTGTTGGTATATCTACAGGTAACAATTTTCTAATTTTTTTAACTCTATCTAATCCACCAGATTTAAGCTGTTGATTATAATCTTTAGCCATTTTTGCAAACTGTCTTCTGCGTATCATAGTCATTTTTGTTAATGTATCTCTATTTAATCCAATAGTACCAGTCATAACCTGTCTTAAAAATTCTCTTTCTGCTGGTGTATCAAGACCTCTAGCACCAATTCCTAATGCTTTAATCATTGGGAATACTTCTGAACCTAAAAGGGTATCAAGTAATTGTGTCGCACTTACAGATTCTTTTAATCCTCCATTAACATTTAAGAATTTTTGTTTGACTGCATCAATTTTAGTTTGCATATCTGCAAATGCACCAACATTTGTTTTTGGGTTTCTAATTATAGATACTGTTTCATCCATTTTCATTATTTGTGATGGTAGTCTTTGTGATTGTTTTACAAACTCTTTATCATCTTGTGCTAATCCTTTACCTAATTCAGAATCATACGCACTTTCTATTTTTGGTACTGGTGGCAATTCTCGAAGTTTAATATTCTTAAACGCTTGGTTTCTTATTTCAACATCAGTTAAATCTGCAAATTTAGGATTTTGTTTTAATGCTGCTATTTCAGAATTTAACTCTTGAATATTGTAAGGAACTGCTTTAGCTTGTGTTTGACTTGCTTTAAAAGTTTCTACAGGATTTTGTATTGCAGCAGCTCGTTTTAATGGGTCATTTGCTATAGATGGGTCTTTTAACAACTCATCCCTTAATGTTTGATTTCTTTTTGTATCTTTTAATTTTTCGTCCATTAAATATTTATCTGCTACTCCTTGAAATGGAGCTTGTGCAGCTTTATTAGCTTGTAAATAAGATTGGGCAAGATAAGGTACAGCACTTCCATAGCCTTTATTTTTTGGCATAGCAAGGTAATTAGCTAATCCAGTTACAATACCTGTGCCTATAGACCTTCTGTTAGCTGCTTTTACAGTTTCTGGTGTTATAAATTCTGCATCTAATAGGCTTTTAGTTCTTGCATCTGGACCTGCTCCAAAGGCGTTTATGCCTTCAAAGATATTAAATAAATTATTTATTCCTGGTTTATTTGCCATAGTTTTCCCTTATTGTCCTGCTCTTGATATGTATGGGCCACCAATACCTTGATAGCCACCCTGACCTAACAAGCTACCAGTTTGTCCTCTTGATACCATTGCTTGTTGGTGTCGTATTCTTTCTTCTTGTTCTGGAGTAAGTGCATTAACTCCC